GATGGGCCAAAGCGACCCTGCCAAAAGCACCGGAAAAAGCGCACGTTGCACAAGCCGCTATTTATAATTACGCGCTGAACGTGACGCCATCGATCTGCTACATAGCTGATCACGATGCTGTAATGTTCACGCCATTTAATTGTGACGAATTAAAAGCTGACGCACTGGCTGACGCTGTGGAAGATATGCGGCAAAAGGCACTGATCCGGCAAAACCTGTTGCGGGTAAGCACTGATCCAAAAGTGCTGGCCAGCTTCACCGATCCAGACTGGTCGCATATGTACCAGTGGAAAATAGAAGATGAATATTTAGAAAAGGCGAAAAAACTATGGAAGCTGTAAAACTCGACAAAGCATTAAGCGATTTCCGCAGTGCGGCAACCGTTGGCAAATCTGGCAAAAACCCGATGTTCAAAAGCCAATATAGCACTTTGGGTGATGTGCTATCTGCGCTTAATAGCATCGCTGATTATGGGCTGGCATTTAAGCAATATTTTAGTGACGATTGCTTGGTTACTACGGTGTCGCATATTGAGACCGGCGAAAAGTTCACCAGTGCAATCCCGATCCGGCCAGAAAAGAACACACCGCAATCGTACATTAGTTGCGTGACATATCTGCGCCGCGCAAGTTTAATGACGATGTTCGGGTTGAATGCAGACGATGATGATGGTAATTTGGCAAGTGGTATGGCGCGTTATTCCTCCCGTTCGCGGCCAACCGATAAGGCACCGTCAGTCGCACCCACTTCGGCTGGCGGTGCCGCCTCTCCAAACATCGATGAAGAATTGCAGAAATGCAATAGCGTGCGTGATGTCAACGCACTTTACACACGTTTGTCTGGCCAGCGTGATCTGACGCCAGATGAAATTGATCAAATGCGTAAAAGAAAAGAGGAATTGCAATGAGTGATTATGACGATACAAATCGGGGCGCGATCTTTAAAAATGATAAGACCGCCGACAACCAGCCAGATTATACCGGCAAGATCAATGTCGATGGCGTTGAAAAGCGCATAGCATTGTGGATACGCGAAAGCAAATCTGGCAACAAATATATGTCAGCATCTATCAGCGACCCACAGCCAGCGCAAAGCCAGCCACAGGGTCAGCCGGTAACATTGGCACAAGCTGTTGATGATGCGATCCCGTTTTAAATCAAAATCAACGCGCCGGATGCCGCGCTTAGAGCGTTGCATCTGGTGTGAAAAAAACGTGGATCTAAATGGCCACGATTATGTGTGTGACGGTAGCAAACAGGTTTTGCACGTTGAATGCTTCAATGACAGGTTAGGGATTATAAATGCAAATCGACAAAAACATACCAGTGCCACCTAAACGGCACGCGATCAGATCAAAAGCTGTGGCTTTTGTTGACACGATGCAAGCTGGTGACAGTGTGCTATTCAAAGACCCGCTTGATGCAAACAGACTGCGTGACGCTTTGCGTTATCGCGGCATTAAAACGTCAATGCGTAAAGGTGACGACGGGGTGCGGGTATGGCGTCTATCTTGAAAGTACCGACCAAAGAAGAAATCAAAGCCGCTTTGGAAATCCCAAAAGCAACCCCGCCACTTGACCGGCTAGGTCGGCGCAATACAGCAACCACGCCAAAAGCGTTGCTAATCGAACGTATAAAAAGAGAGCAGTCTTAACTGCTCTTTTTCTTGCTCATATCTAAGCCAAGATTTTTCAAAGCGCGTTCGCCATACCAAAAACCCAATGACAACAGATTTAACTGCCAAAGCATTTCCATTGCATCATTGTCAACATTTCTGGACAAAAACCCATAAATAAACGCACCAGCTAGAACATAAGTGATAACCGGTCTTACAGACCCGCGCAAAATTTGTATTGACCAATGAACCTGATCGCCGCGCCCTTCATATGCAACTACAAAATCACGAAAACTGCTTTCTGCTTTTTGTATTTCATTTTCCATCTGTTGCCGCGCTTTTTCTTTAGCGGCAGGGTCTGGTATCATATCCAAAGCTTTGCTGATCGCTGGCTGTAACATTGGCAATAATGCTTGTATCATCTCAATAACTCCAAACATTCGGGCGCGGTGCGCCGCCAAACGTGTCTAAATGCACAAACCGCGCACTGCCTTTTTGCGCTACGCCAATGCCGGTAAATCCCATCTGGAAAGCCAGCCGCATCAGTTCGTGCGCCTGTTGCCCGTTGCACGCTATATCGACCGCACAGCCGCGCGTATGGACTGACAGTTTGCCAGTAGGCTTGCTGGCTTCGATGCTGTGCTTTGGGCTTCTATAGCCGCTGGTGATGGTCATCGGCTGGCCATACACATCACGCAGTTCTTGCAGTTTAGCCATAAATGCCGCCGACATATTGCATTCGCCGGTTTCACTGCAAGCAAATTCCTGTTCGTTAAAATTAGGATATTTTGACCAGTCCATTCAACCGCCTCATTTCCATAATGACATCAACCGATTTATGCCAGCTATCAGCTTCGTTTTCAGCCGTAAACCGTGTCGGTGACACCCGTTTGGTTTTGTATTGTAACACCGATGTGACGGGCATAAACAGACAGCATCTTGTGTCGGGCTTAACCAGAGCGACAATATCGTAATCCTCAAGCGTTGCGCGGCGTTTCTGACCGCCCAGACCAAGCTGAAAATGGCAAGACGGCTGTCTACGACCTTTAGATAAATATGGGTTCGAAGCCTTGCATTGAATGCGTAAAAAGGTGTCATTATCAAACGCCAAAAGATCTATCGAATTTTGCTGACACATAGACACTCGCCACCCAAGTGACAATATGGTAGCGGCGGCAATATGCTCACCAATCAAGCCTAAAGTGACAGACAATTACATCGCCATAATTACCCATAAGATACCGCCTAGTGTCAGTGCAATACAGCCAGCAATCAACCCCCAAATAATTAAATCATCTATAAACTGTTGCCGCGCAACTTCTTCTTCTTTGCGGCGTTTTCTGATTTCACCTTGCAACCGGATGATCTGTTGCCAAGCGTTCATCCCGTAATGCCCGATCACGAAATTACGCAATTCATTTTCCATCTGTTCAGCTTTTTTAAGTGCGGCAAAACTTTCAAGTGCTTCTTCTTCAACCGATCCGAAGCGGCGTGATTTAGCTGTGGCGTGATGTGTTTTGATGTTTTGTATAGCACCCATCCAGCGACCAAGATCGCCAGCCATACTTTCAATTTCTTTACCGGCGGCAATGCCTTTTTTCAGCACCGAATAGCTGGTGGTTGCTATGCCCAATAATGTTAGGGGATCCATATCATCACCTGCTGACCGGCTTGCAAATCGCTTTCATTTTAACACGTTTGCCGTCAACAGACGATATGGCTGGCTGGTTATTTAAACGATTGGCAATGTATAAACAGCGATCAACATCCGCAAATGTTTGCGTCTGGCTGATTATGCCAGCCCCCATATAGACGACCAGCAAAAATTCGATCATCAGTCTTTAAGCTGATAAATGATAATCATCAGCAAAACAGTCTGGATCATATCTATATAAGGTACGCCGATCATTTTACTTTGCTCATACGATAAAGCCGCCAGAATACCAGCACCATAGCACCAAACGCGGCGGCCATACCAAACCAGTGTTCAAGTGCTTCGACCCATAATGGCGCGGTTATGCCGGTGACTATTGTCGCAACGTCAATTTGGGTATCGTTGTCCATAAATCACCTATGGTTTAACCGGCCAAACAACATCATCTAATGATGAATAATTATTAGTAATATCACGCAATGATTGACGATAAACAGACATATCGCTTGTTAGCGTTTGATCTGATAAAGCAAGATAATCTGTTTCGGCAAGCAAGCGATTACGCTCTGTGCGTAATTCATCCAGTTTGTAAGCCGCCAGCAACTCAGCTTGCTTGATTGCTACAGCAGATGCGTCCCAAGATATAATGTTGCCATCAGCATCTTTAGCAATCGCATCATTGCCTTCGCCTCTGATTGATACAACATTTTCATAAATTGCAAATATGGCATCGTGTTGCATCATTGTTGTATCTCCATCAAAATAATGCTACTTGCGCCCCTGTGCTCATAATCTACATCGGTATCACTGCTTGATTGATTCACATATAACGTGCGTGTTACAGATGCCGGATGGCTTCCATAAAGCGCAAATGTGACCGGACTTGTATTACTAACACTAGCAAGATAACTAAATGATGTTGTCGCAAAAGCACGCGAAAAAGCTGGCACGTTCATTGCAGTGTTTCTTTGTCTATTACTCGCCGCATCGCCAATAAACGATGATGCAGACCCACCCTGATACAAGGTGATGACACAGGATTGATCTACAGCATTTGTGGACACAGATGCCGATGCCATAACCAATATTTTATTGGTTGCTGATGCGGGGGTAATAGTTGCCGATAAACCAAGGTCAACCAAAGCACCTCTCGCGCAACTAACACTTGACACCGCAGTGTCAACCGCTTGCACAACTTGCAACACTTTACCGCCGCCACCGGCACCCCCTGATGATGGCGTGGCCGTATCTGCGACTTGATCAACATCAAAAAGATCAATCCAAGCGTCATCATCCGCATTTCGTTGCTTCAGCTTGTTATTTGTTGTGTCATACCATAGTTGATATGCGTATGTGGTCGATGGCGCAGATGCGCCACTGTTTTGACTGACGATTGCTGACAGCGCATTGTTTATATCAGTGCGCGTGTTTGGAAACGTCTGGTTCGCAATAGTATAGTCGTGCTGTGCCATTTAAAACCCCGTTGCAACGTAATCGAACAGCCGGTCGACACCTGTGTCACTGCTATCATAAAACGCGATTGTGAAGCCGGTGGCTGATTTACTTGTTATAGCATAATAGTCGCCGCTTTGCATATCCCCGACCGATATAGACACCGCCAACAATGTATTAAATGGCGCAGAAAATGTCACCGCTTTCGCGCCAGTGCCAGACTGTATATCATTGTCGCTTTGCGTGCGTGTTGGCAATTCAACTTGTGCTTCTAATTCTTCGATAGCTGGCGTTTCATCGCTTTGGGTTGTTGTCAACTCTGCCCTAAACCGCAAAGCGCGTGCAGTATAACTGCCGACAATAAACTGTCGGTATGCCGTCCAAGTTGGTGATCCAGCAGGGTCATCTGTTGTCGTGCTAACAAATAAATCAACATCTGTCGCGCCGTTTGTTACAGTTCCGGTGTGTTGTGACAGTTGTGTCACCTTCAGATTTGTTTTAACCGTTGATGTATATGTTGCGCCTAAATCCAAATAATTTGCAAAATCATATGTACCTGACGAAACGATCAAACCACCGCCGCCATCAAACAAACCGGTAGCATCGTCAAAATCACCGGCGACACTATCAAACAGATTTGATGTGTCTAACTGCAATTTGTCATCAATCACAACTACATTTGTCTTTGATCCGCTAAATGCGGTCTGCTCAACCACTTCATCAACAAAGTTAAAACCTTGTATGTCATCGACAAGTGCAACGCTACTGTCAGCATTCGCAGATGCGTTATCAAATTTATCAACAGCTTTAATGAAATATGTGCCGGTCAAAGCTGGCACCGTCACAGTATTTGCTGGTCGTGACACTTTTTTTGCAATCAAACGAGTGTTGTTAAAAACTGCGCCTGTTGTCAGCGGTGAATGCCGGATGATGTAATGCGACAGATCCGCATCTGTTGTTGGTGTCCAGCTTAAATCAGCCTGTTGGCCAACGATATTCACGCTGAAATTTGTCACATCAGATGGCAATGTTGCTTTGCCGGTGACAGTATGTTGCACATCGACAAAAGGCGATCTGGCGTTTGCACCATATGACCGCACGCGGATGTCATATATCACATCTGTGATGACATTTGGTATTGTGAAAAACCCACTATCAGAATATCCAAGCGTTATATAATCAGTATCAGTGCTTCGCTTGTATTCTGCATAAAATTGAATGACCTGCGGGTTTGTGCTACTAGCTGACACCTCAATGGTTGCGACCGGCTGTTGATTGACTGTGACAACACCTTCATCTGTCAAGACGGTTGGTGATGTCAGCGTAAACGGGTCTGGCAGTGTTGTGTTGTCTTGTGTAAATGCTTTTTCATCTGCATTCCAGTCATATACCGCGCTGTTTGTTTCGCGTAATGACAGTGCAACGCTTAACGATGGGTTGCCAGCATCATCCGCTGATGTGACTAACGCCCATTCTGCCACCTCAAAAACCTTGCTTGAAAATCCTAACCGGCTATTGGTCACATATACGGTGTCGCCAACTTGCAAATCAAATGCTTTCATACCGAAATTGCCTTGCAACACGATCTGTTGCCGGTTGCGATAAAGTGCAATTTTGGCTAACCGCTGGGCCATTGGCGATGATGTTGTATATGGCAGATCGTAATCTAAGAAACGCCGCGTGCCGCCATCTTCAGTTTCAAATGTCGTGCTAGTTAAAGCTGGATAATCTGTAACGATATAATTGGTTTCTGGCGGCGCAAATATCCCTTTAATAGCGTTATAATTATCACGCTTTGATTGTTTGGTTTGCAAAGTGATTGGGCTGACCAGATCGTTTTCATCGAGCGTGATAGTTGGCGTGCTATATTCTGCCACTTTGATTGAAAATTTGCCGTTGCTATAAGACAATAAACCGCCACAGCTTGTGATCATTTCTTCCAATATACGCTTTGGCGCGTTTTCTGTTGTAAACGTGCCGTGGATTTCATAGCGGTTTTCTGTGCCGCCACCAGATATAGTTGCATCAAGCGCAACACTTTCATCACAAGCGTTTGCGGCGGCATTAAATGCGGTGTCGTTGATTTCTGATGTAGCGGCGGCAAAACCATATTTCGTGTTTGTAAGATAATCGCGTATTGCAAGCGCAGGATTGCTACTAAATCCAGTTGTGGATGTGCGCGGGTCATACAGCTTTTTGCCCCGCACTAACGCGCTGAAATTAGGCAAGCCAGACGGGAAAGCATCACGGTCGTATTCCAGCCGCACATACATATATGCAATGCCGCTTAGTTTATGCTCACTTGTCCAGTCACCGCCGCTTTCAGTGATCAGATTTGCGTTAGCGGCTTGTGCATCTGTGCCAAGCGCAGTTTCAACGCGCACTAAACCGGCATATTGATCAGGCGCAGTACATAAACCATTGCCATCCAGCGTCAATTCTAAATCATTGCAAAATATTTTTTGATAGCTATCGATTTCGTGCGAACACAACAAAATAACCATATGCAAAAATTTATTGTCATCTGTTGATTGCACATAACCAAGCACGCCAGAAACGCGCGTTTCGCCATAAACAAAACGCCGTGGCACCGTTGGCTGTTTAATCATTTGGGTGCGGTTCGCACCTTCGGTTGCAAAACTGCTGTAATCAGGCAAATCTTGCCGCGCGGCCATTGCATAACCGGCACTTGACAAAGCAATAGTGGTCGCGGCCATTGCCCAGTTGCCGGTGAAAGCATACGTGGCGGCAATAATTAGCGTTACAGGGTCTTTTATAGCTTCTTTGAAGCCATCAAAAAAATCGTTTACCCAACCCATACTAGCCGCCCCAAACTATTTCTTTGTCTTGCAGATCAGCAATGTATTCCAAACCCCTATCATTCGGAAAATCTATTTTCTGATCTTCGCTAGTATACCGCCGCACCCGTGGCACATCCAGATCGATCAATCGGCTTTCGCCATTTATCGTTATCTGTGCGCTGTCGCCGCTTTCAGATATGTTCATCACATCCATCTGGCCACGAAATGCAACATATGGCGTGTCTATAATAGCCCCAGATGCGTCCAAAGTGCCAAAATAAACCGTCATTGTGCGGCCTTGATAATTTTGGTTTAAAGCCGGTGATATAATTGACGATGGCAGACCTGTGAAGCCTATTGATATACCGTTTGCGCGGATCTCTCCAGTTTCCTCAAATTCGCCGATGCTCATAATGTCAGCACCGCCAAGATAGGTTTCGCCGCCAATCGTCAGATCACCGTAACCCGTCCAAACTCGCAAATTGCCATCATCAAAATCAAGATCAACAGCAAAAAACGGCCTGATAACATCAGCCGTTAGTGCCGCGTCAAAATTACTGCCAAGTGATCTGGTCATAGGGTTTCAACCGCGCCAAATGCCATTGAATAAAAACCGGCGTTATCGATTGTCCAATTTGTAGTTGGCGTTGATAGCTGAAACAAACCTTTTGCGCCTGACACAACAACCGTTGCATCGTCTGCCGGTGACGACCGTAAATCTGGCCATATCTGCAAAGTTGCTTCGCCGGATACGTTACTATCGACATCATCAAGCACTTTGTAAAGCTGTGACGATGTACCGGTGCCAAGCTGTATATAGTCACCCGCCTTTAGATAGCCCGTGGCTGACGCTGGAAGCCCGTCTATGTCCAGTTCGTCACCTGTTTGGCTTGCACCGTTGACGACCGGCGTGCCAGCCGTTGTAGCCGCACTGCCGCGCGGTGTAGCGGCATTTGGATCGCCAAGCAAAAACGTGCCGACCGGCCCATACAGTTTCATAAAAAACGTGATCCATTGTTCGGCATCTTCGCGTTTCATTGGCGGCAATGCAATGTCAGCTTCCCAGCGTTTGCCCTGATATTCAAATTTTTGCTGTGAAAACGTGAATGGTGACGTGGTAATGCCGACAACATTACGCGCTATCAGGTTCACTGAAAAGATGCCGGTATGTGTCGGAAATGTTAGCGGGTAGGTGATGGCCATAATTAACCCCCAAACGCTGAACCAAATGACCCACCACGCCGCCGCGCATCCAATACCGCACCTTTTGCGGCTTCTTTGATTTGCGGCAACATATTGGTCACTTCAGCGCGTACTGTTTGCGATATTCCCGTTGTCAGATTAATTGTCTGATTGACGACTACACCGCCACCGCCCAGCTTGTCATTTGGCACGACAGTACCGCTACCGCGTGGCACAAATAATTCTGGCCCTTTTTCACCCACAATATATGGCGTGTTACGCATTGCGGGGCCGCCAGATGCCAAGCCTGCCGGTATATATGTGTTTGCGCCTGCACCTACTGTGCTGTAACCACCACCGCCGCCAAGACCGCCCAAAAAACCGGCTATGCGACCCGTGATCTGTTGCTGTATAGCCATACGCATAAGATCGCTGATGATGCTTTGCGCCATTGATTTGAACGCATCTTTGGCTGACATTGTGCCTTGCATTACGCCTAACAAACCATCTTCCAGCTTGTTCAAACCACGCACTGCAATGTTATCCAACTGTTTGCCGGTATCACGCGCCGCCGCCGCATAATTCTGCAACCCGCTTGTGCTTTCGTGCGTTAATATTGTCACGCCGCTAATAGCCTCTTTTGTTTTTTCGGCTTCTTCTTTAACACGTTCAAAACCAACAGCCACATCATCAAGTGACACAACAACTTTTGGCATTGTCTCTTTTGCAGTTGTCTGACCAGCTTCATCAAGTGCTTGATATGCGTCTGCCAAGCCACGCAGTTTAGCCTCAAATTGTTCGCCAAACGTGCTTCTATCCATTTCATCAAGCATACCCATAGAATTACGGGCAACCATATTGAAGCCATCGATCAGCGCGTTAATCATATTGCGGAAACCAGCGATAGTGTTTGCAAACGCAGTCAACAGCTTCACTGTCAAAAATTCTGCTATGCTGGCCAAGACTGGCAAAACCTTAGACGTAATGATGCGACCCATACTGGCAAATGTTTCACCAATACGCGCAAATCGATCATTAGCGTTTTCTGTGGCTTTTGCGTTTTCTTCGCTAAGTTCCAGCGTAAACTGATTAAATTCTTCACGCAGTTTGTTTAATTCTTCACTGCCGCCTTGCAATGTGTTGATTAAATTGACACCAGACCGGCCAAACAAATCAAATGCAATACGCACGCGATCTGCGGGGCTTTCAATCAATGTCAAACGATCAGCCACTTGATTGAGCAAATCGTTTGTTGGTCGCAGATTGCCTGCCGCGTCCATAACTTCGATGCCCAAAGCCTTAAACGACCGCAGGCCAGTGCCGATGCCGGTACTGGCTTCAGAAATAGACCGATTAAAGCGTGTCAGACCCTTTTCTAATTCTTCGGCTGACGCACCTGTTTGACCGGCGGCAAATTGTAATGATTGCAGTTCGTTGACCGTCATACCAAGACGGCTTGACGCCTTGGCCAGATCGTCTATTTGACCGGCCATAATCTTCAGACCGGCACCCGCGCCAAGTGCCACCAGTGCGCCTTGCACGCTCATTATTGAGTTTTTAACGCGGCTCAGTCCAGAAGCAACCGCGCCAAATGCCGCGCGTGTTTTATCAACAGCCGATATGGTAAATCTAAGGTTTTGATCGGCCATCTTCTATCACCTTATAATACGCGAACCATTCGTTTAATTCACTCAGCGTTAATTCTTCAATCTCGCCTTGTGTTTTGTGCAAACGATCCGCCAAGGCCATCATATTTAGCCGAAGCGGATCTTGCTTTAGTTTTTTTCAGCATCCTCAACTGTGTCAACATCGCCAAACATTTTGCCAGCAATGTCACTGATCAGCGTCACGCTTTCTTTCATAAGATACATCTTATCTTCTAGCGTGAATAGACGCTTGCCATCGGCATCTTCAGCTTTTGCAATAATCAGATCAATCATACCCGTGATCGTCATATTATTGAGAAAATCTTTATGCTTTCTCTGTAGCTTGTCGATGTCTCCAGCGGTAATGGGGCCACAGTATATAATCAACGGCTGATCTTCTTCGCCCCACTCAACAACCTCGATTTGTTTACGTTGCAACGCACGCCGCGCCGCGATCTGTTCTCCCAAGCCCATTATTTACCCCTATGATACGGTTGTTTCAGTCAGACCGCCGGTGCCTTGGAAGCTGTAAGTTGCGGTCACGATACCGTCAGATGTTACACCGATTGACCGGCTGGTTACAATAGCTGAACCAGTCAGCTTGTGATCGCCAGATGTGTTACCTTCCATCTGCAAGTTCAATGTGATGCTTGAACCTGCTGTGCAGTTGTTTTGTGCGGTATCGGTGTCATCAAAATATGTTTCAACGGTTCCGCTGAAATCGGTGAATGATGCTTTGTATGATTTAGCAGTATCACCCATTGCTGTATCTTCAATGGTATCTGCGGTTTCATCTACAGAAAAGCTGATTACTTCAGCCATTGCGTCAGTGCCGATCAAGACGACACCGTCATTTCCTTTGAATGTTGCCATTGGTTTGTCTCCTTAAGCGGCAGTTTCAACGTCATTTTCAACGGTGCGATATTCGACCGTTATGGTGAAGCGACCAACGGCTACCGGCTGTTCGCCATCACCCGCAAAATCAGCTTCAAACGCAGTGATCTGTGCGTCTTTAGCCAGACCACCAAGCGTTACATCAGCGGCAATGGCTTCTTCAACCTCAACCGCAATCGTGTCTAGCGTGTTGTCATAATTCGACACGCCTTTGACGTATGCTTCAACAGCTACGTCTAAAACTCTATTTACCGAACGTGGCAAGCCGATTGTATCATATTCGCTTGTCTCGCTCTTTGAATATATAACCAATGCTGGCAGGTTTGTTTGTTCCAGCGGAAATATTCGGCTTCGGAATACATTACTACCCGTTGTAGTCAGCCCCGTCAGCGTGGTCACAATATCATCGCGTATTTGTTGCCTAACGTGGCTCATTGCTTTTCCAATACCAGTGTGGTCATACCAGTCCCGTCATCCTGTACGATGCGGATCGTGTAACCAGTTGCATTGATCGTGATTGTATCGCCTTCAGCGGCGGCTGATACGTCTGCGGTGCGGCAAACAAAGCG